TCCACGAAGTACTGGTCCTTGCGGACATTGTACCGGGGGTAAAACGAAATGTAACAAAACGTCCGGAGTGCTGGAGGGTTGAATCCGCTATGTGTGTCAGCGAGTTATGCGAGAAATAGAGTGTCGGGAAGGGCAAAACGAAATGTTACATCGACGTTACTTTTGCGTTACTTTCGGGGTTAGTTGAAGGGTTATTTTCAAGCTGGAATGTTACATTGCTGCCGGGATCGGGTTAAAACGCCTGCTTCCGGCGGCTTTTTTTGTGTCCGGCCGGCTCGGTTTGCAGTTGCTGGGACAAAGTTAGTCCGACCTTATGCGCGAGGCCACGAAAATGATTTTGGCCGCGTTCTGGCCGCGTTTTCTGCTTTAGCGAGCGGTATTGCGTCTTTGGGGACGAGGGGGCTGATTCGGGCTATTTCGCGCCTTTTGAGGGTATCCTAACTCCGTTGCCGGACCTCTTCTCCGATTGGTGTTCTAAGGGCTTTCAAAAGGCATTCAACACCTGTTTACTCGGCATTATTTCAGGATTTAACATCTGGTCTATTCTTGTGAATAGAGGGACATTTAGAGGGACGTTTAGAGGGACAGAGGTTTGCCGAACTCAAAACGAAAAGTACTCGTTAGAGGGACATTTAGAGGGACATTTTTGCGACATCGAGGCCCGGTTATAGGGGGGGTAGCTACAAAATAATGCAGGATAATGCACAAAAAGCGGGGTTAAGACCCCCCTTTAATGACATAGGATTACAACGTCAAGTGGCTGCCGATCACGGAAATAGCGCCGAAATTGTTAAGAAAAGTGTGTGGAAAAGGCGGGAAGGGGTAACTTGCGGATAAGTTGTTCAGGGGGTCTTTACTTGTTTTGTTCAGATGCAAACAACTGGGCTGTCGATTCGTTCATCCTGTTGAGTTCATACAAGTATTTACGAGTGCCGGAACGACTGATTATGGATCCAGATGCTCTACTCACGATAATCCAATGGCCAGGTGGAACAACGATATGACGGCATTTTTCAATCATTTCTGCTGGGAGGTCACTGTCATCCTCGTTTTTGTATTGTACAATCTCCGAAAGCCTATTCATATTCGCTTCACTGGCGAAACAATTAACCAGATACTCTCCCCCTTCCATTTCTCCTACGCACCATACGGCTTCATCTCTCCATTGCATCATCAGGATGCCTCCTTCGCTATGCCTGCGACCAAGAATAAGGCCGCCTGCACTTGCGTCAACAATCATATTGTGATTGAACAGGTATGACAAATACACCCTTGGAACAATAAAGCACATGACTGATAAAAGACTATATGACTATTTGTTTGAAAAAGGGTACCTCATTGATTTTACCAAAGGGGCACTGTCGATGGTGCCTAAGCGGGCGTGTCCCTTCTTAATCAACGGGAAATGCCCTGCCGGTGACGTTGTTATTGACGGGGAGCGCTTTTACGACGGTATGACACTCGAGGAATTTCAGGAGTGGGAATCTACTCGGAGTTGCGGATGATTGGGATGGGGCCGTTGGAGTATTCTTTGGTGACGCAGCCCAGGACCAGGTCGATGTGGCGGATGGTGGACTTGGGGATGCGGATGGGCGAATGGATCTGCCGGCCGTCGGGATAAGTCTCGCGGTTGGATGAATAGGCCATTATATAGTCGCCGCCGTCATCCTGGAGCTGTTTGGTGATGCGGAACTCGGAAGTCTCGATGACGTAGTTGCGGCCGTTGATGATGAGCCGGGTATCCTCGACGCGCCGGAGGGCGAGGATGGATCCGCTCGGGTATTCGACCATGCTGTCGCCGTAGTGCCGGATAGCTGCCGTGGCTCCGGGGAACCAGTCGCCGGCATCAATCCATTCGGCAACGTGGGACACGGCTGTCTCCGTATCCGCGACCTCGCCGTTGTTTCCTCCAACAGAGACAATATCATAAAGAGGTATCTTCTTTCTTCCCGAAGCGCTAACGACAGACTTTTGTAAATCAAAACGGCTTATTCCAAATTCTGATATGAAGCTATCCAAGAATTTATCTGTAATGCCGCGACTCCCATTAATAATGTTGTTGAGCTGCTGAGGAAGAATATCCAGCCGCCGCGCAATCTCAGCACGGGAGATGCCTGCCTCCTTTAGCTTGCTGAGTTCTTCTTCAAGCCAACGACGCTTCAAAGTGGATATCTCGTCCATAATGCAAAATAATTTACATTTTTTGTTGGATATAAATCAAAAAGACTTATATTTGCATTGTGTTTAACCATTAAGCCGCCAACAAAGTAACAAAAAAGTCACTATATAAACAAAAACTACTTATGGACCACAAGCACTACATTGACCTTTCCAAAGAGAAAAAGGCCCTTCTGGCCCGCCGGCACAAAACCAGCAAAGTGACGGTGTGGTCGGCCCTGAACTATCAGACGAATTCGACCCTCGCTCGCCAGATCCGCCGCGAGGCCCTGGAGATGGGCGGCGTTGAGACGGAGTCAGTCAAGGCCCCTTTCGGGTTCCTTCCGACCTGCACCACGCAGTTTGAGCACGAAAACAACCGTGTGACCAAGTGTACCCATACGTTCTCTTCGGGCGTCACAGTGACCCTGGATCACAGGGCGAACGCTGCCGAAATCCGGCACAACGGGCACCTGGTTAAGCGGTTTAAGAATCCGAAGCTCGAGGACTGGACCCAGATCCAGTTCACCGCACAGAACCTCTCGGACGAAATCGCGGAGCAATAGCGGATAGTCCCGCATAGCTCAGCGGTAGAGCGGCACCTGAACGTTTTATAAGTGTGTTTTATAGTCTGCCAGGTGCAGGTCGGGGGTTCGAATCCCCAGGCGGGATCAAAGAGACATATCAATGGAATACTACGGGAATATCATAGCTGTGACTGTCGAGGACCTTACCCGCGACAATGATGGCGAGCCGGTGATGACTAAAGAGAATTGTCACAAACTCCAAGTGCGCGGCCGCTTCACTGTCCTCCGTCCCGGCAAGGGCCTCGGTTCCTATGCGTTGATCGAGTACGCCTCGCTGCCAGAACGTTTCAAGGCCCGCTTCGAGGCGAAGTATGGTAATCCCGAGGAAATTATGAGACAGAAAACGACCGGGCTGCCGCAGGATCTTGCCGCGCAGCGCTTCTTCTATGACCATGTCCTGCCCAACGGAGAGAAGATTCCCGAAGAGAAGCAGGCCGAATATACGGTGAATGCACGGGTACTGAATGCCCTCCAGGAGATGTTCAACACGCAGAAGGCGATGCGCCGCGCCGCCAACAACCATACGCCGGTGATCTGGGGCAATATCTTCGCCGCCGCCGAGGAGCTGCGGGAGGTTTACCACCATACCCTGCCCAAGAGCGAGGCGCGCCTGAGGGACAAGCTCCGTGAATATGGGCGCGAGGGCTATGCTTGCCTGGTTTCGGGCAAGTTCTGCAACGCCAGCGCATCCAAGGTGACGAAGGAGGCGGAGCGCCTGATCGTGGCGCTGCGCCGCAGCAAGACCCCGGTGTACACCATCCCCCAGCTCTTCGAGGAATTCAACCGTGTCGCAACCGCCCGGGGTTGGAAGCCGCTCAAGAGCGAGAACACCCTTCGTCAGTTGCTGGAGCGACCGGACATCAAGCCGCAGTGGTACGACGCCGTCTACGGCGAGCTCGCCGCCAAACAGCTGTTCTCGCGCCACAACAAGACCGAGATGCCGTCGATGCGCGACAGCCTGTGGTACGGCGACGGTACGAAACTCAACCTTTTCTATAAAGACTACGAGGGCGGCAAGCTCGTGGTTCGCACGGCCTACGTGTATGAAGTGTCGGACGCTTTCAACGATGTGCTGCTGGGCTATGCCATCGGCCGCACCGAGAACTTCGAGCTCCAGTACCGCGCTTTCAGGATGGCTGTCGAGACCTCCGGGCACAAGCCCTTCGAGATCGTGACCGACAATCAGGGAGGCCAGACCTCCCGGACGGCCAAGGCGTTCTTCGCAGCCATCTCCCATGTATTCCGCCCCACTGCCCCCTACAATCCCCAGTCAAAGACGATCGAGCGCCTGTTTGGAGATTTCCAGCGGCAGGTGCTGGCCAAGGACTGGCGCTTCACAGGAGCCAACATTTCGTCGAAGGCCGCCTGGAAGGTGAACCGGGAGTTTATCGAGGCAAACAAGGAATCGCTCTACACCTACGAGGAGCTGCTGGACGCCTATGCCGCCGCCCGGCGTGAATGGAACCAGCTGGACGGTCGTATGGACGCCTACCTGGCAAGCGTGAACCCCAGGGCCGAGGCGGTGTCGGACATCGACCTGATCAACCTCTTCTGGGTGCGAACAGACCGCCCGTCGCGGTTCACCGCCGACGGCATCACGGTCCAGTACCAGAAGCGCAAGTACACCTTCGAGGTGCTCGACGAAGCCGGGATGCCGGACTACGAATGGCGCCGCCGCAACACTGGGAAGGAATTCATCGTGAAGTTCGACCCGATGAAGATGGACACGGCCCTTCTGTTCGAGCAGACAGCATCCGGCCTGCGGCTTGCCGCCACGGCATACCCGTACCTTACCGTCCACCGCAACATCCAGGAGCAGGGCGACGCCGACCGCGCCCTCATCCGCCATACCGAACTCGAGAACAAGCGGATGCGGATCCGCCGCCGCATCGAGGGCCACGCCCTCGAGCTGGAGCACGGAGTGGCTCCGGAGCAGAACGGGCTCGCCACGCCAGTCCTCAAGGGTATCAGCGAGGCGGACTTCGAAGCCTTTGCCGACGCGATCCTCGCAGCCCCCGCCCCGGCCGAGAAGCTGGATGCCGGCCCGTTCACTAAGGAGGTGAGCAATATGGACTACAACCAGCTCGAAGCATTGAGCAGACTATAAACACACTTAGATATGACACAAAGATTGACAACGGAAGAGAAGCAGGGCATCCAGCAGGCGCTGGCGGCCTATGCTGCACAGTATGCCAGCCAGTCGAAGGCGGCCAATTCCCTGCGGGGCGTCACGAGCCCCGGTACCTTCAACGCCATCATCAACGGCAAGTTCGAGAAGATCAGCGACGATATGTTCCTCCGTATACGTGCCGCCATCAGCGACGGGCGTTCGGGCGGCTGGCGGCTCTGCGAGACCGCTGCATACAAGGATATGGAAACCTTCCTGACGGATGCGCAGCAGTACCACAACGTGTCATGGGTGGTCGGCCCCGCCGGCATCGGCAAGACCGCTGCCGCCGCACGCTACGCCCAGGAGCACAAGGATGTGTTCGTGCTGAGCTGCAGCGAGGATATGCACAAACCCGATTTCATCGAGGGTCTGGCAAAGAAGATCGGCCTTCGCAACGACGGCCTCACCGTTCGCGGCACGCTGGCTCGCATCGTGGACGAACTGGTGAAGATGGCGAACCCGTTGCTGGTGTTCGATGAAGGGGACAAACTCAAAGACAACGTGCTCCAGTACTTCATCACCATCTACAACGAGCTGGAGGGCCGCTGCGGCATCGTATTCCTCTCGACCTCAGCCATCGGCAAGCGGATGGAGAAAGGCATCCGCCTGGGACGGATGGGCTACGAGGAGCTCTACTCCCGCATCGGACGCCGGTTCGTACCCCTTTCGAACGTCACGGAGTACGAGGTGCAGGCCATCTGCAGGTGCAACGGCCTGCAGGATGACCGGGCCATCGCCCGGGTGGTGAAGGAGGCGGGCGTCGTGAAGGAGAGGGCGGTGGAGTTCGACCTTCGGAGGGTCAAAAAATCAGCCCACGTGCAGCTGCGCATAGCTGCCCAAACTAAACTCTAAACCACCTCGAACCCCTTTCAAGCGGCTTTCAAATGGCTCGTACCCTCTCTGCGAAACAGGTCCTGCAGATCAAGTTCGACACCATCCGTCTCGGCGGAGGCTGGGACGGATGCGTGGGCGAGATCGAGACCCACGGCGTCTGGTTCATCTGGGGCAACTCCGGCAACGGCAAGACCTCTGCAGTTGTGTCGCTCTGCAAGGAGCTGGCGGCTTTCGGGAAGGTGCTCTATAACTCCCGGGAGGAGGGCGTGAGTTTGACGATGCAGAACACGCTGCGCCGCTACGGGATGGATGCCTTGGGCAGTCGGTTCCAGCTTTCGGACCTCACGCTGCAGGATCTCGACGAGAAGCTGTCGCAGCCCCGTTCGCCCCGTTTCGTGGTGCTCGACTCGTTCCAGTATATGGGAATCACCTACAGGCAGTTCCGGGAATTCTGCGACCGTCACCCCAACAAGCTGCTGATCTTCGTCAGCCGCACCTACGGCAAGCAGCCGGAGGGCCGTGCCGCCAACAGCGCTATGTACGACGCCGCCTGCAAGATCTGGGTGGAGGGGTACAAAGCGTTCAGCAAGGGCCGTTTCATCGGCCAGACCGGCGAAGTCACCATCTGGGAGCACGGTGCCGACAAATACTGGAAAGGAAGATAACATCACATTACAACGATATGAAAATCAAGAAAGTTTACATCAGCGGGAAAATCTCCGGCATCGATGTCAAGGAGGTGATCCGCAAGTTCCACGCCTCGGCCGAAAAGCTCCGTCGCTTCGGCTTCGAGCCGGTGTCGCCGCTCGACAATGGGCTGCCGTTTCCGGCTGCCTGGGAGGACCACATGGGAGAAGACATCAAGCTGCTGCTCAAGAGCGATGCCATCTACCTGCAATCGGACTATCAGGAGAGCGAAGGCGCCCAACTGGAGCTGCTCATCGCCGAGCACAGGGGGATGCCCATTTTCCTGGAGGATCCATCGCCCAGCATCAAGGGCGCAGATCTGGTATGCTTCATTGAGAGCACAATGCTGAGGAGGGCGTCGAAATGAGAGCAAAGCGCAACTTTTCGCGGTTCTATGCCATCGCCCGGTCGCAGGGCATCGACCTGTCGCAGTCGAAGGAGGCGCTGGTACTGGAGTTCACTGACGGGCGTACGTCGTCGCTCCGCGAAATGAGTGATGCGGAGTACAACGAGATGTGCGACTGCCTGCAGTACGGACACAGGACGGCCAGCGAGCCCAGGGAGGATGCGGAGCGGCGCCGGAAGGCACGCAGCGCCGTCCTTCACCGCCTGCAGCTTCTGGGCGTGGATACCACGGACTTTGCGAAGGTGGACGCCTTCTGCGAGAATCCGAAGATCGCCGGGAAGGCGTTCCGGATGATCACCATCCCGGAGCTTGAAGCGCTGATACCGAAACTCGAGGCCATCTGCCGCAAGCCCAGGAAGCAGCCGGAGGCGGAGCAGACGATGCCGGAGCAACCTCCTGTACCTGACGTGTACAGGTTTATGATGCACTTCTTCCAGAACGCAAACAGGACCTACAGCTAAGGAGGTGTTTCTATGTAAAAACCTGACTGGACGGCGGGCGACAGGCAATCAAATTTTGGCAAGCAGCAAAACCAGTATATACACCCAGGGGTTCGAGTCCCCGGCCCGCCACAATTCTTTAACCAACACCCAAAGAGCAATGGAAAACACTTACACGAGACAGGAGGTCGCCAGGCTTATCGCCAAGGAGCGCGACCGTGCAATCAACATCACCTACAAAGCCGGGGACGCCCTGGAAAAGCTGGCGCGCAGCAAGCCAGCCATCAAAGCGTCGGTCCGGCGCGCCATCGACACGGCGGACGACATCTTCCGCAAGATCGTCGGCGTCAAGATGAACCCCAAGCTGGACTACGAGCAGCAACTGGTCAGCCAGGTCAGTCACGAGTACTTCCCGGAACTTGCCCCGCTGGCGGCGAAGGAACTCGACGCCTGCGTATTCCCTTCGGAGGAGCAGACGATATCCACTGTGATAGAGCCGGAGGATCCGTATGGCGGGGCGCACCGCTACGTGATCCGGGACTGCCTGGGCTTCAAAAACGGGGAGACCAAGTACGTCGATTCATTCCAGGTAATCCAGTTCGTCGAGAAGCGCGACGATGGATCCACAACCCCCGGACTCCAGTCGGAGCAGCTGGTACTGGCCCTGATCGACCGCCACAAGAAACTGAACGCACGCTTCCCTTCGCCTCATAACGAGAAGATGATCCGGGGACTGGAGATGTTCCTGGAGGCCAGCCGGGAGAGAGTTGAAGAGCGGATGAGCCGGGGCGTGATGGGTGAACTCAAGAAATAACACTATAAACCGTATGGACATGGACATTACTAAACTAACCCCTGAGCAGAGGGCCCAGTTGCAGGCCCAGCTCGACGAAATGGCGCGTGCAGACAAGCAGAAGCGCGAAGATGACATCAACACCTATCGTGAGCTCGTTTCCGAGTTCGTCCGCAAGACCAAGGATTCGATGATGGACCTCAGCGGCCTGATGCGGCAACGTAAAGACGAAGTCTTCGCCAACGTCGCGGCGCTGATCGAGCTCAAGGAAAAGCTCTACAACACAAAGATCGACCGCCACAGCAACACGTTCTCGGACGGTGGCATCACCGTCACCCTCGGGCGCCGCACCAATGACGGCTGGGATGACACCGTGGAGGTCGGCATCCAGAAGGTCAAGGACTTCCTCGCCACCTTGGCCAAGGACGACAACTCCGCGAAACTCTACGAAATGCTGATGAAACTGCTGTCGAAGGACCGCAAGGGCAACCTCAAGGCCAGCTCGATGCTCCAGCTGGAGCAGTATGCATCCAAGCTGAACGACCCGCTCTTCTCGGAAGGCGTGGAGATCATCCGGAACGCCTATCGTCCGCGTGAGACCTGCGACTACATCAGCGTCAGCTACAAGGATGAAGAGGGCAAAGAGCACGCGATTCCGCTCTCACTGGCGGCGATGACCAGAGAGGACTGACACGATTTCCCGAACGGTTTTCAGGGGCGGTCCGATTCCGCCCCCGGGAGCAAACCAAAACGAACAATATGGCAAAGCTAACTGAAAAAGAAAGGGAGCTCATTGAGATCACTGAACCCCTTCGCGCCTTCCTCGAGAAGCACTACGACCCCCATTGTTATATCGTCGTCTCGACCGACGAGGTCAGAGTCGTCCGGGATGAGCTGCTCTCCCCAGGATTATACACTGGGGTCTGCCAGTAGAAATAACCGTAACCCGATCTGATATGAAACGTAAAACACTGGTTAAACGGCTCGAAAAGACTCTTCCGTCTTTCTCTCTTCCGTTCATTCAATGGGGAGAGGAGATTGACAAAACTACGGATAAGAGGTGGCTCTGGGAGGACCAAAAGAACCCGTCGCTTCCAGAGCAGATAACTGAAGACTATCTCGTGGGAATTCACGTTGAAACACCCAACGGCGATCATTATACCTCCGCAAGGAGATTCGGTCGGGAAAGCAGCCGGATGGTCAAGCTCGAAATTATGGATTTCGCCTTTTACGGGAACACGCACAAATACGGAACCCTTATTATTGATGGGGTTGAATGGCACCCGGGTAATGATAATAAGACCAGTGTGCTAAGTTCCGAACTTAGAGAAAAGGCGCCATTGGTCCAATATGCCTGGGATGTGGAACTGTTCAAAATCATCAGGAAGGAAGATGGCTTTTTTGAGGAACCGGGGTATGAGACCGGGAGCAGGACAGCCCGGTTCACAAGCCTCGCCGAACTGTATGCAACCGCAGCCTATGTTGCACTCTACCGGATTCTCGGCCCATTCTCTCTTTACGAAGGTTCCTGGGCCATCGTCCCCCAGATCGAAGAGCTGCTTCTGTCGGTGGACAGTAACGACAACGTGAAAATCGGCAGCTTCCTCAAGAAGTATTGGTATCAGTATTTTGAAAAAAAATGAAGCACGAGAAAGGACAGATGCCGGTCGTATTGCCAGATGGAGGGATTGTCCTCCCCTTAGCCCAGGAAGGAGGTTTGTGCCACGGAGAAGAGGTACATAGTCTTGATGTTGTCGAACTCAAGAAAATAATTCGATCTCTCCCATTGGAAATCCATCCAATTCGCTTACGTACTCAATGCCGGGCACTCGATGTCTGTTGTGGCGGCAGGATGATGTACTATGACAAACAGGACCCTCGCGTCATCTTCTGCGACAACCGCGAAACGCACACCGTCCTCTGCGACGGTCGCAGCTTCGACGTCATCCCCGATGTCCTGTGTGACTTTCGTTCTCTCCCATTTGGGGATGAGACAGCCCCGCTGGTAATCTTCGACCCACCACACCTGCGGAAGGCTGGAGATAGCAGCTGGTTAGCGCAGAAGTACGGCCTACTTCCGGCAGATGGGTGGAAGGAATACCTCGCAGACGGGTTCAAGGAGTGCTGGCGCGTCCTTTCCGTCGGTGGAACCTTGATCTTCAAGTGGTCGGAAGATCAGATAAAGATGCGGCAGATCGCCGACATCTTCCCGGCGAAGCCGCTGTTCGGGAACAGGGCCAGGAACAACAAGACAATCTTCATAGTGTTTTTCAAGGATGAAAGCGAGAAATATAAGAAGGGCCCGGGCGAAGATCAGTAGCCCGCTCTACTACAGGAAGCGGTGGAACCGCTGCCTCTTCCGCTGCAAGCTCTACATGCAACTGTATCTGGCGTGGCCTTTTGACGGCCGCATCGACGACTGGCTGATCGACCAAAGCGACCGCTGGTTTATCCGGATGAAGTGGTACGAACAGTTTAAGGCAGAAAAGGAGATGTGGCGATGAAGGCACTGTATCTGATACTGCAACGGGATATTTTCTGTAAGATTGAATCCGGGGAGGTGACGGAATTATACCTTAGTATCAATCCGTATTGGTCCGCATTGCTCTTAGGCAAGCCTGTGTTAAACAGAAAATGCGAGGTTATCGGGTCGATCCCGGCGGCCGAATGGGAGTTTAACGCTCTGACGAATCGGGGCGGAGACGTTATATCGGAAATATGGAAAGGGAATCTTGTTGTTAAAAACTTTGAAAGGGCGGTGCTCAGTTGTCAATACTGGCCAGTTGTTTCATCGCGGCCATCATTTATTAAGACGACCTTCCGAATTAAGGGGATCATCGTTGGTAAAGGGAGGCGAGACTGGGGAGCACCTGAAGAAAATGTATTTATTATCAAATTGGGGGACAGGGTATGAATTCAAAAGATTTCCGGAAGCTGGTCCGCGAGATGCGGAAGTGGCAGCAAAGCTATTTTAGTACGAAGAGCAAGGTCGCCCTCCTGGAGGCAAGGCGGCTCGAGAAGCAGGTGGATGCCGAGCTTATGAATGGTACCGATGAGCCAGTCCACGTGCTTGTAAAGTACAGAACGACGAACGGTGTCTACGTCGATGGATCGTATGAGGAAGTGATGCAATTCGACGACATACTGGAAGTAGAGACGGACATTATCAAGAGTAAGGCCACGCATCGTTCCAGCCTGTCCTATTACCGTGGCGCCGGCATCATCATTGATGAAATACAAATCTTGAATGGGGTGTAGATGAAAATGAACGGGAGCTTGAATTCGAATGGTTGTTCCTGCGCGTTGACCTGGGATGCAATGAGAAATCGGACAGTACGCCGAACTATCGCCCAGATGCGGTATCCTTATTTAGAAGAAGACAGTATCATAGTCTCGTCCAGGATCCGTGGAAAGTATGCGGTGTCTTATCGAATCGTCACGGCCACCATCTGGCGCAACGTCGAGCCCAGAAGATTGTTCGATACTGAGATAAAGGCCACGTATTCTGCAATAAAGGATATCATCGAATACTCCCACGACCTGCTCAAGGATGAGCGGGATTTTCTTTGGAGGCTCTGCGATCAGGCGTTTGACGCGGTCAATCCGACTCTTTTTTAGATCCAAACCACGGCGAAGGGGGTGCAACTGGCAAGTTGCGCCCCCTTTTCGCATTAAATTGTTAAGATATTGCGATTTACGGCAGCATCATCCGTAAATTTGCGTATGCCGCGTGGACGAAACAAGGAACTCATCGAGCGCCGCAACCAGAAGATTGCCGAGCGCTGGTACTACTGGACCGAAATGCAGAACCTGCGTTTCGACCGGGCCTTGACCATCCTGTCGCAGGACGAATTCTTCCTGTCGGAAGACCGCATCCTGACCATCCTCCGCGACTATGCAAAGATGTTCCCCGAAAAGAAGATCTGCACCCGAGTCCATCCGAAGGTTCCCAGGCTGACGGCACGGCAGCTGTCGCTATTCCCCGATTTCGAGTGATTCGGTGACGTTGACGTTGAAGGTCTCCTCATAGACCCTGACTCGTCCGGGCAGGGTGTAGCTCCGGGACTGGACGCGGAACATCGGTGCCATCGTCTCTGTGAAGCAGAACCCGTTCAGGGCTCCCGCCACTTTTTTCTTGACCGCCTGCCGGGCTCTCATCTGCACGAATACGTTTCCGTGCTCGGTGGATGTGTAATGTGTGTCCTCGTCGCACTTGAAGGCGAGCTTGATGGTGACGGACGCTCCGCCGCGCTGCCGGTCTATGGCGCTGCCGGCTTTCCAGTCCACGGTGTGCGCATCCACCAGTGCACAGGGGAAGAGGACGGGGTACTCGTAGCGGTCGTCATACTGGACCGGGTAGAGCTGCCCGGTGTCCTCATCGATGTGGTCGAGTTCGGGGACCGCCTCCTGGAGGCGAGCCGCGATCAAAAGATAGATTTCTTCCATTTTACTATTGGTTGATGATGCGTAATACTTCTTTTTCGACATAGGCCGTCAGGATGGCGTCCAGCTCCTCGCTGTGGCCCATGAACTGGCGCTTTGGAATGACGATGGTCAGCGACTCCTTCTTTGTCAGGGCGAGGCGCTTCCATTTCTCGGCCTCCTCCGGCATGGCCTTTCCGGCCCTTCCGCCTTGTGCCCTTTTCTTGGCGCCTTTCGGGCCGTTTTCAGGGCCTTGCCCACCCCCGCCAAGCTCGTAATACTTCGCCCAGGCGAAGCGCCTCATTTTGGGCGTTATTCGCGGATGGAGGGTTGCCCCGTCATTGTGGACCGTGGCATAGATGACGTCGGTGAAGATGGTCACCTTGGCCACGCCCGGCGTGTAGTTGATGGAACTGTACAGGTGGTTCCGCGCCGACATCAGCGTGCGGTATCTGGAGTCGGCGCCGGGCGCACCCGAGGAGAGGCGCTTGGCCGGGGGCCAGGCATGCAGCCCGCCGTCCACGAAGCCGCCCTTGATGAAGTTGTCCTGGAAGTGCCGCTTGGCGAACTTGCCGGCAGCAACGGGAAGCCTGCGGGCAATCAGCTGCTCGACGTCCTTCATCATCTTCTTTACATCCTGCTGCAGTTTGTCCATCTTTCAAAAGGGGTTTGAAAAGTATTTGAATAATTGTTTGTGGGAAAGAAAATAATTGCTACCTTTGCATCAGCTCCGTAAGGAGTTAGCGTGTGCTACGGCACGTCGTATCGCGGAGGGACTCAGGTCCCTCCGTTGTTTTTATAGAACATCCCGTCTTTATAGAATAGGCGAATCTTTCCTTTTTCGTAGATCCAGACCTCGTCCATCCTCGTATTGATCTTTTGGCGAGCAATAATCATCTTGCGGATGTACCTGTCAGAACACCCTTTCGTGTTATCAATAATGAGATTCGGGGCCTGCTTCAACCCATGTGAGAACATGTGCCTCACTTTGTCTTTCTTCCACGGTTTTGCGAATCCTTCGTATTCATAGAATCTGCCGTCGATTTTCAAGTCAGGGCATTTCCGCTCGTACTGTGTCCCTTTCAGGCCCCCGTAGATTTCCTGGTACTCTATTGACAGGTGATGGACGGTCGGAGTCATTTCAACCGTATGCCCATCCCTCGCAAAATGTGTCCCGATGGTTTTGATTGCGTTGAAGTCCGATTTCTTCCTGTCAAGGTCCTGATGGATATAGATGGTGCCGCCGTTCGCATATTTTCGTTCAAGTTTGTACCCATCATCCGTCAGCCTGACAATGCAACCGCGAAGGTACGGGCAGTCGTTGCAGCCCTTCTTGCGGTCTTGAAAGGCCAGGGCGAGGCGGTTCCTGACGCCGGGTTTGTAGAACGCGCAGTGGGCGCAGTCTTCGGGGAAGTACGGGTGGTCGTCGGTGAACACCTCGCCGGTCTTGGCAGGGTTGCCGCCAAGCCCCGGGGACGGCGGCGCAATGCCGTCATCGAGGTCGGAGTTGTCGGTCTCCGGTACGTCGGTGGCCTGCCAGCCGCACTGGCATCCCCATTCGTCTCCGGGCTTGTGGTGCTCCCAGAACGGATCGTCGATTGGCCATATGCGGTGATAGAACGGCATGTGTGCCTCGCGCGGGTTGACGGCGGTGCTGGGCAGCCATTCGATGTTCGGGAACACATCGGCCTCGGCGATGAACTGCCGCATCTCGGCGGCACGGTGTGCCCGCCGGATGGCGGTGTCGTACTCCGTGCGGAGCCAGCGGTTCAC